AATCATTCCCTCATCTGTGCGTGATAGTTTGCATTTTCTAGCACATACTCAGACAATATCGCTCTTTTTTACCTAGATGGCAGCAACCTAATTATGACCGTACGCCTTATTCTTGCTAAAGGACGTGAAAAATAAATAATTATTCTATATATCAATTAGATATTGAAATAAGCGTTCAATAAACATGCGACTTTATACGACAAAACACAACATTTCAGTCATTATACATCAATAACTTACCTGTCCGTTTTGACCTCAAAAATCACCGCGATCCCCCCCCGTATTCCCGCGTTATCACCAAAACATCAAACCCAATATGAATGAATAGGCCGGGCAGTTAAGCCCGGTTTTTTATTTCTCAATCCATGCAGAGAACACTAGCGGATCCCCGTACGCGTAGCGCCTGTACTCAGAAGTTGAGTTATAGGGCATGTACACTTGTCGGCACCCAATAGCGTCTACCCCCGTTCCATAGACTTTTAACGCCCCTGCAACGTTGATCGGATAATTTAAACTCAGTAGGGCGTTGCTCGATATGTTTTGAAAGTACTCCCCCGGCCCCGTCATGCTGTTTAAATCCAACTCTGCAACTATCGCTACATCAGCAATATGAACAGCTCCTACATCGCCGGCGGTTAACGAATCCTTGGTTGCCAGCTCGCCCAGTTCAAGATTTTCTCGGGCCTCGGATATGCTCGACACGTCAGATAAGTTATTTTCAATTTTAAGAAACACATCCGGCGTTTCTTTATCTACAGCAACAATCGTTATTGACTTTGTGATACCAGAATTTGCGCCCGCCAATGATAACGTTGTCGAGCCTGCGTTACTGATTGATAGCGTTCCGAGGGCTGATAATGTCGCACTCGTTGAGTCTGATGATGATGTGAGTATCGCCTCGGTGTAATTTGACGGTGTATACGTAACAGGTACGGTGTAAGTATTCCCGGCAACTAAGTCTGCTGGAGCATCACCAATTTCAATTCCGGTCAGAAAAATGTGTTGCGTTATTATCGCTGTGGACGCCAGTCCCGTGGAAACGCTAGCTATAACGCTTTGTGTGCCGCTAGCGCCAACATTTGCGGAATACCTGCCGTTGCTGTCAATAGTTCCCAGCGCCGGGTCGGATACTTGCCACGTGACAGGGTATTCAGCTGCGGCACTTGATGGCAGGACCATCGCGATCAGTTGCTGGCTAGTCCCTGCATTGATTACGCTGTTAAGCGGCGAAATGATGATAGTTGATGGCTGATCAGGCTCTTCAGTACTCACGCCCTGAATGTAGAAAACTGTGAATGTTGTATTACTGTTGCGATTGCTTGTGTATTGAAAATTAATTGGGTCTCCTGCCAGTACTTGCATATCAATTAATTTACTAAAAGGTAGAAATTCCCGCCTGTGGTGTCCGTGGCCACTGCCGCCCGTGACAAAACCATAAAATGACGTCGTATCAACAAGCTCTCCATTCGCATAGATAGTACTATCCCAGCGATCCCGGCTTTCTACGCCGTCAGTAACGTAGCGACCAATGAGCAATATTTGCACACAGTCAGTCGGAACAGTTAAAGTGACAACTCCAGACGACTCTAAATAGACTTGTGCAACTTGCAGATTACCGACACGGCTTAATGAACTGCTAATATCAGTAATACTATTTTCAATGATATCCGTTTTTAATTTTAATCGTCGCGGCGTGATCGCACTAATCGCACTCACCCCCGCGAGGGTTTCCCCTTCCGTTGCTTCGCGCTGAATATATACCTGCCATGTACTTTCATCAGATCCGGGCACGCTTACATTGTTCGATACAAGTGACAAATAGAGAGCATTGTTGTGCATGACAACAACGCCGGTATCGTACGCGAACGCCACCCCGTTATTATCTGCCGCTGTAATAAACTCAGGAAAGCCCGTAGTTTGATACTGCCGAATATTTCGTGTTATCGCATTTAATACGTAATTCATTTCTTTACGGCCAACCGGCTTGGCGCGGGTGTCTGTCCTCAAGTCACGCTCGTAGTCCCCGCCCCAGCCCTCATTAAAACTAACAAACCCCTCGTTATCTGTTTCGTCTTGAATTGTTTGCGTGTCACCGTTTGACGCGAACGGCACTTTAAAAAATCTGTTATCCAATTTTTATTTCCTTTTCCGGAGTTTCATTGCCGTACACTGAAATTATTTGATTATATAAATACTTTGATGCGAAAAGTTTCCCCCTCTTTTTTGATATGTCATTTTCGCTAAAAACAATCACACCATTCATATTTAATATTTTGAGATAATTTATAAAATTCTCATCAGTCTGTTGGTAATCTATCCTTTCTTTTATCACTGCCAGCGATACCATTTATTACCTCCAAGCTGCGGGTATTTGATTGTAATCTGACAAACTAGACGCATTCGTAAATGTCTTTGTCTTGATTGTTACATTTGGCACTTTATCTATAAACGTAAGCGCACTACCGCGCAATGACCGGCAATTGTTAAACGCCCACCACAAATCCTTGATTGCGCTATATTCAGCAAGCGGGAATATATCATTGATATCAGAAGTCATAAGCGAGCAATCTACAAATACGTTTTCAAAAATTGTCGCATTCGGTGCGTTATCGAATAACCCAGTTGGCGCAGTTAATATTTTTGAGCAATTTCCGAACGCGATTTTAAATGATGTAACGAACGTATTGTTATCAAACAAACCGGCCGGAATTTCTTTAAGAGATGTACAGAATCTAAATGCAAACTGAAATGTTGTCACTAATGGGTTGTAGTCAAACAATCCTGTAGGTATATATTGCAAACTCCCGCAAGATAAGAATACATAGCTGAAATTAACAACGCGCGTACAATATTTAAATAAATTATCAGGTATCAATTGCAGCGATAAGCAGTCATTAAACGCAAAACTAAACGTAGTGACATTTGGCAAATAATCGAATGCCCCAGCCTGTATTACTTGTAACTCAGTGCAAGCTGTAAATGAGTTAACCATACTCTGCCTGCTGCCAGACACGCTAATGACTTCTATTACTTTATTTTCAAACGCCAGTGATGAATGATAAAACACACAGCTATTACTACGCTTTATTGTTATTCTATACGTAACCCCCGTAGTCAACGCGCGAGTTGCATAAACTAATCCCTGGCTATCAACACGATAATCATCACTGTCTACGCCATCGCCGTAATCAATCGTGATTACTTCCCCAATGTCGTTTAATTTAAATAACGGCGCTTCAGGGTTGTAAATCTTAAGCATCACATCAGCACCGCTAATTAAGTACGTGAACGTGTAGCTTCTTGATTCAACATTATCTACTGTGCAAGTTGGCGTAAATATCTGTGTCTTTGCAATGACAGAGTAAGCCCCTGAGCGACTCACAAGGTCCGTAAATAACCCGTCAGTCGTCGTGACTTCACGTGTAAATGTCTCACCCGTTGATTTTGTGTAGTACAGCGTGACGTCAATACCCGATAAATCTATCGTACTGTCAGATGATGCTATTTGCCCGTGCAGTACGCCGCTATCATTGTCAAAAAATAAGTTAATGCGCCATCCGTAATTAATCAGTTCGCCGCCATCCCAAAACCCGGCATGTTCAAAGTTTTGATAGTATTGACCGAAACCAAATGGAATATAGCGAATAACACGAAACTTTAGGCCCACGGTTGCAGGACGCGGTAATAAGTCATATTTGGTCAGTATCAACGCTACAGCGCTGGCTGGCTGTTCAGTGAATACATACATGATTGAAGACATATCGTTGGGATCGAGCGCGTAAGCCTTGCCGTTCTCAGTCGCGAACATATCCATCATGATCCCGTTAACTTCGGGAATGGTGCAACGCGTAATTAATTGATAATAACGCAGTCTGCATACCAGGCGTTTTTGTTCAGTGGTTAAAACCACGTTGGGGCATTCAGGAATAAATAAATTAACGCCAAGAATTAAAGCCCATACACTTAAGCCAAAATCATTCGCGGTACGTAAATCAAAAACATCAGTGAACCAGTTATTCCAAAATTCGGTATGCGCTTGGTTGTACCATTCTTCCTTTTTCTGCATTAACGTTTGTATTTCTTCGCTACCGTCATATTGCCAAATGATGTTACGTAATAAATCCATGCTGCTATTTATTTCAGGTATTTGTTTTGACATATATTGCGCCCATAAAAAAACCCACCAAAAAGGTGGGCCAGTAATTGCATTTATTTTATTAAGTAATGTTATCTAATATTGCGTCTGCTAATGCCGCGTTAGATTCATCCATTAAAAGAAGATACGATTTAGAATCCATGTGGAATTTAATTCCGTCCAAATAACTTTCGTAGTTAGTTAGCTTAGTAAGTGGCGTCTCAAAACTTTTGTTGTTACCTGCAAAAATAACCCTTCTGTTTGTTATAACAAGCTCACCTTCGGAAGTTATTATATCTTCTTTCATTGCTCTGGAGCGTCCGCCCCCGCTACCAATTGAAACGCCTTTTGCAACCCTAACGCGGACGCTCGAACCACCTGATGAATATCCTACTGTTTTATTCTCTCTGAGTTTCGCAAACTCTGCAAAGTAAGCGATTTCATCATTACGCAATATGGCTTTTCTTGGGTTAGCTGTAGGTAATTCACCATCATGAACTTTATTAACTTGCTCTTTTGTTATGATATCTTGCCTAGCTCTTTTTTCTTGCGCTTCCTTATCTCTTCGACTACTTCTTCTTAAAATGACAAATAGACCGACTGCTATACCCCCGAATATCATGCCTCTGCCATAAGATTCTATTGCGAAGGTAGAAAACGAGAATATAAGCATGAATACAAAAAGAATCCATAACAATACAGTTGTTAACTTTCCTTTTTTATTTGAATCAACATCTTTATTTTTATTTGTTTTTATTTTTCTAAAAACATAAATCACCAAAGCAATTAAGGCTATCAAAACCACCAGTGAAGAGTAGGGCGATCCTGACGTTGGTGAGGATTGTGCTGCTGCGACGACGCTGCTATTAATTAAGATTAATGTATATAGAAATGTTAAATTAATTCTCATTCTAATGCCTCCATGATTAGTGTGGGAACTTTAACATTGCTTTGCGTGTAAATCATAATCATAAATTAATCACAACTGATATGTTCTCTTCTGACAATGTGGCGACTTCATTTTTCATTATTGTAATTTCGTTGCTGGCCAGTGCTTCGCCGCTGCGTGAAATCAAAACTTGCTGCACAAAAAAGCCGGGGTGAACAAGACTGATAGCACCGGCGAGCTCGAACGGGCTGACATCAACGCCAGTAACAAAACCCCGCTCACCGTCCAGCTCACCCATTGCGTATGCAATCAAGGCGTTGGGAATAACGACATTCGGGTCTATCGTTCCCTGCGCACTGCGCATGATCACTTTTACTGTGATCGGTATTTCAGCGGGGCGGTCAAACAGGACGGTGTACGGGATATCGGCGTTGGGTTCTATCACTGTTACCGATATTGCGCCGTTCCACGCAGCCCCATCAGTTTTATTCTGTAAAAGGCTACGCGCTATATCTTGATCAACGCCGCCATGCACACAGGCCCACACACTGTGTGGTTTCATATAAATTCCATCAATTGTCATAAACTCATGGCTGATATTTTCTAAAAATGACAATGAATGAACACCGGCAAGGCCGTACAGCCCGCTGATTTGTGCTTCTACAGTCGATATGCCCTGGTTGGCCAGCCTCAGTTTACGTTCTGAGCGTAACGCGACATCGCTTTGCTCTCCGCTACCGACGACAGCGGCATAATCATTAAAGACAGTTTCCCATCCGAGCACAGCATCAATAACAGTGATTAAAGCCCCTGATGCACAACTCACCCCCCCTGCAACGTCTGCAATAAAATCTACTGTCGCGATACCGGCACTATTTAAAAGCACGGTGTTAGCACTGACAAAAATATCACCAGTGCTGGATCTGGCCCTTGAACCCGCTCGAACCTCAGTTAATGGAATGCCGCGCAATGTGACGCTGGGGATGACTGACTTTTCAGGGCTGTTACGCGTGATCCCCAATAGCGCACAGACGCCATCTAAAAATATACCGGTAGCAAAATTAGGGTTTATTTGATTCGCTAACGTTGCATTATTGATGACAACCGCTCGACGGGCGCTGACCTCGGCGCTGATCAAGCGGCCTTGTGGAGAGTCCGGGTTAGTTGACATCTGTTGGCCCAATGCCGCTTTAAATTCTTCTTCTACTGCTGTTTTTATATCGGCGGTGTCCGGTATGACAATTCCTGTGTCTTCAATGTAATTATAAATCTCGCTCATTATTTATGGCCCCTGTTCCCCACTCTGTTTTTATTGTCGCGCTATAGTAAAAATCATTGCCTGCGCGAGCGATTGAAAAAGACGTGATTTGCTTTACGCCAGTAATAGCCTTGATTGCAGTACGCGCGGCGGCTTCAAATTGGGCAGGCCGGTATTGGTCCCACAACGTTTCGCGATATGGGATACCCTCATCCATCGCGTATATCATTTCATTTCGTTGGGCCAGCATGGCTGTTTTGCAGTTCTGCAAACAGGCGGCCAGATTAGTAACAACCGCTAAATTTCCCGCGGCATCTAAATACAATCGATGTTTATCGTTTAATGCCAGGCTTAATATATTCATTGCGGACCTCCCGTATTATCATTGCCGCCTTGTACGCCACTGTGCTTATGATTACCGCCAACGTTAACGCCATTGTGCTTAGCGCCTGCGGCACTGACAACAAAGGAATTACCGCCTGCTGTCAGGGTTATGCGGTCTTCTGTTAATGTAAATTCCGCACTGCCGACCTTTAAACTGATTTCCGCCTCTTTTACGCCGATCCACGTCTGACCAGATTTATGCTGAATAACTAGCGAATCGTCGTGACCAGCGGGCAACTCATAGTCTGCAAAGACATCAGGAATAAAACGCCCGTCAGAAAATTCATGCATGCGTAAGGTGTTGGGTTTTGATTGCTGGGTGGTTTGCAGGTAAAGAGAAATATCCCTGTCACTGGCCTCTATCCAGCCGCGTGCCCCCGCTTTTAGTGGAAATGAGATATTGAACTCACCCCCACCCAGCGCTAGCACAGGCATACTGGCAACCGTCCCGCGCTCTACTGCCTCACCCGCTGTCGTCACGCGACTGATAAGCGGTTGAACCGTGGCACGATTCGTCACGCGGTCGTAGCTGATCACCTGCGCTGGCAACTGGCCGTCTATTCCCTGTAGCATCTTCTTGAAAACGTATTCCAACGTGCCAGATAGCGAGCCGGTTAACGCCGGATCAATATCGGTTAAAGTAGTGTCTGCCATAGCCCCAATCTCCGACATTCCGCCGTGTGATAAAAAGGTGTGTCTCGGTTACTGATGTCATAACTGAGTTTGTAAATAACAAAGGTGCCATTAGCTGCCGGATTTAAATCACTTTCTATGGTCAGGCTGGCCCCCGGACGGCTCGACGGATCAAGCAGGTATTTCACTTTAACGCCCTCGACCGTGACCTCAGGGACGCCAATCATTCCGGTGTTTTTATTGAGGGTGACGGTCTCATTGAGTAGCGGAACATCTCTGTTTTTTATAATCAATCGGTCATCATCGATGTAAGCGTTATAGCTGCCTGCGCTACCCAGCTTATCAACCTGTTTCAGCCTGGCCCCGGTGAAATTGTAATTGCTGATATTCTTATCCGATGCCTGAAAATCGAGGGTTAAATCCATGCTTTGTGCGGTATCAGCGGCTATCTTGCTGAGTGGCACCGTGGCGGCATAACTTGAACTGAGCATGTCGGTCATAAAGAAAGCCCCGGTACGCGCCTTCATTGTGAGCACGATGTCAGGGGGCTGGCTGGGGGTGCATCCGATAATATCCCCTTCAAAAACTTTAAACGTGCCGTAGCTTTTACGTCCGGCGAATAGAATGATTTTCTTACGCCTGCGCGGGCGGTTTAAGGGTGATGTTTCTGTGATCAGAAAATTGCGGTCAGACTGTTTAAGGTTGGCAATTTTTATCGTGCATTCATTTTGCAACGAACCCGCTGTTTTTTGCCCGGATGCTGATATATAGAGATCAGTGTAAACGTGTAGCTTGCCATCTATCTCTATTGATAACGAGATTATGCGCGGGTCTAGCTCCATGATTTACACCTCAGTAGCCGGAATATAATAAAAACGATGGTTATCTATAAATCTTTCGTAATGAGGATATTCATCATCCGGTGTATCAAAATAAAAATTGCCATAATTGAGCTGTAAATGTTTAGGTAAAAATAAGGTATAAGGCATGGCTCTTATGCCTTTAACCAAACTTAGGCCATTGCGGAAAATAGATATACTTAGCAAATCATCATTCAACGTATTCAATACTATTTCATAACGTGAGTTTTCAAGTCGGATCGTTAATGATTGGTTCGCTACTGATTCCAAACCAATTAACTGAATCATGCTATTTTCCAAAATAACCTCCGACAGCATGCGCCGCTACATCCAAAAGGGTTCTATCTGATTTCTGCGGCTTTTGTTCCCCGCGATTTACGGTGCTTGTATCCTTTGAGTCTTTTACTTTTCTTGGCGTTAACGCTTGATATTGCGTAGTGACAATAACAGCCTCTTTCAAACTCAACGTAATGATAATAGCACCGGATTGATCGGGTGATTCTTCATGCGGCATCTCAGATAAAATCATATTGGAATAAATTCCAACGCGAGTATTAACTTGAAAGCTGGAGTCACTATACAAAGCCTGTTTAATTACAGAGTACGTGTCTTTATAATGCGCTTCCGATATCCATAATATAATTTCTATTTCGACAGGAAGAATTATTTTGTGGTCAGTTTTAGTCGAGCCGTCTTCGATGGGGTGTTCCATTAGTTTAGAGCCTTCAAAAACACTGGCTTTCATATTAATGGCGTTTTCAAACATCAGGTTAAAGTCACTGTCATAGATACCGTAAATTTCTGTTTCATTCATTATATTTCCAACCCGTCAGCGTACTGACTCATTGCATTACCATATTCACTGCCGATGTCCCGCGCGATCCCTTCAGCGTCCGTCGCTTGCGTGATCACTTCGATTTTATCGACGCGATTATTAATATTTTTATTCGCTGCTTTGCTGTTAGTAATGCTGCTGCTCGTCATTGTCGTTACGCTGCTTGCTGATGCCTGCGCCAGCTGCTCCTTACCGCCGTGTGTTACGTCCCCCGGAGTCTCCCAGCCCTGCCGCGACTGCCCAGCCGTTGCTATATTTTTAGCGTTATTGACCTCTTCTTCACCCGCGCCAAACCAGCCCTTCACAGTCTTCCATGCATTACCGATAGACTCAAACCCCCCGAGTGCACGTGTAATAACATTATCAATGAGTGTCAAAAGGCCCTTCCACAGGGCCGATAACACCCAACCTGCGTTACTCAGAAAGCTAAAGATAGTGTCACCCGCACCGTCCCAAAAAATGGAATCCAGTAATTCTTTCACTCCATTTTTCGCATCTTCAAGAAACATCATCGGCTCGGTGAACATCCTTACCAGTGTCTCCTTCAATATCACCGCCCCCTGTCTTACTAACTCAAGAGCTACCGCCAGTTTAGGAAATCTCTTCGCTAGATCACCTGTTACACTATCAAACCCCCTGAAATATCCGATAACATCAGCAACAACAAGAGAAAGTGCCGCGATCCCGGCTGCAATTAACAAGATAGGCCATGTGGCGGCTATCGTTGCGACTGCGGCTTTTAACATCGCTGGCAAATACAATGCGGTCACAATACCGGCTGCAACCGCGAAAACATCACCCAGTGGCCCTTTGTTTTCTGATATCCATTTTGATAACGCACTCCATTTATCGAGCAAATATTGAAATGTTGGAATTAATCCCATCCCGATATTTGTTGCTAAATCGGTAAAACTCATTTTAAGTTTTCGCAAATCTTGATTGAATTTATCCGTCATCGCGACCTGCTCTTTTGTTATTACCCCCTGCTCTTTTTGTTTTTTAAGTAATTCCTCTACACTCATTTTTCCTTTACGCAGTAAGGTAATCCCCCCATTTTTAACGGAGGTAAT